TACTTACCAAAGACCGAAGCTAAAGCTGTGCTGAATGCGGACCCAAAAGCCTCTGACCGTACGGTGTCGTATCTGGAAAAGGGCTCACCTAAGTACGTTGAGTTTGACAGCGCGGCTAAAGCGCAAATCTTCAAGGGTGCGCCTCTCATGGCTAAGTCTGGTCTACCTATTATCGGTGGGATGATTGACAGCATGAACTCGGTGTTCCGTGGGGCTATCGTGAACTTTCCGCTGTTTCCTGTGTACCAGCTGGCCATGGACTCGATTTCAGCTACGTACTTGTCGGGCCTCAAACCCCGCTACGCTTTTCAAATACCGCTCAAGGCAGTTAGTGAAGCTGTCAAGACGCTGCGCGGTACCAGCGAAGCACACAAAGAACTGCGTAAATTTGGCGCTGTGGGTGTGCACGATTACGACGCTACGCTATCTCGGACCAATGCAGACGTAGAAGCTGGACTGAAGTCTCTGGGTAACTGGGGTAAGTACAAGTCGGTTATGCACAACATCAACCTTGCGTCGGACAACGCGGTGCGGCAGGCTGTGTACTTGGCGGCTAAAGACTCTGGGCTGTCGGATGCCGCAGCTGTTGAGAAGGCGTTTGAGATCATTAACTTCCGTACCCGTGTGGGTAATCAGCAGTTAGCTGCCGCCGCACGTAACGTGGTGTTCTTAAACTCGTTCTATGCCGCTAGCCGGGTTGCTCTAAAAGTACTCAGCAGCGAAGGTATCTCACCTACAGAACGCAAACAAGCGCGCAACACCCTGCTCTCTAACCTAGCGTGGATTGCAGGGGCGTCCACAATTCTGGCACTTATGAACACGGGCGACGACGAGTACGAAAAGATGAGTCGCCAAGAACAGGCTGGCAAGTTGACTGTGCCGTGGTTGCACGGATGGGGTATCCCTCTGCGTCCTGATGTATTCATGCTGGTTAAGCTGTTGGCCGAAACCATCGTACGGCAGTTCTCGGACAAGTACGCGGACGACCCTGCCAAGCTCCGGGCTACGCTGTCGGACGGCATAGTGAATGCTATGTTTAGCGGCCCCATACCTATATCGCAGCCTATCAAGGTGGGCTTGGAACTAGCTACTAACTATGACTTCTTTACTGGACGTGCTATTGTTGGCTCCGGCTTAGAGAAACGCGAAGGCGCTGCGCAGTTCTCGGCAGGGACTAGCGAGCTGGCCAAAGGCATTGGGCAAGGCACCAAAAACCTAGCGGAGATGGTGGGGCTTGAGAACTACTTTAAGGGCGCGTCACCTGTCAAGGTCGACCACTTCATCCAAGGCATGATGGGTATGTACGGCGGTGCGGTAATCATGGTTACCAATAGCCTACTCAGCAACCGACCTTCGCAAAGCTGGCAAGACGCCATTGCATCGCTACCCGGTATGGGTCGCGTAGGGGTCAAGGAGTTTGACAACCAAACCAAGACGGACTTCTACGACCTAGCAAGTAAGGTCTCAGAAGCGGTAGCCACTGCCAATAGCCTAAAGCTGCCCGGTCAGGGCGAGGAGTACCGCGCCTACCGTGAGAAGAAACAACACCTGCTTAAGTACCAAGGCTACGTGCAGAACATCGAGCGCCAATTGGGTCAGCTGCGCAAGCAGATTACTATCATCAGTGAAAACAAAACTATGAGCTCTGATGAGAAGCGCGACAAAATCCATGACATAAAAATGCGTGAGCAACGCATGCTAGCCAACCAAGCTGACTACATCAAAAAGGCCCGCACGGAGGCGCTTACGCTCAATACACTCTCCAAACCCTGACGCCGTACCGCCCGTACTCGCAGCGGGTGCGTAGGTCAAAGACGTAGGGCACGTCCTTGTACGCTACCTTAAGTACTTCCTTAACTTGCTTGGGTGTAGCAGTCGTTGGTATGAAAAACGAGTTACCCGGCTCCAACATGCGCCAGTCAAGGTAGTACTCCACCCCGTAGAGGGTGAAAGTCTCAGGTACCTCAGGGGGTTGGCGGCGTGAATTGCGCGGCATCTATGCCCAGTGCCTTAGCGTCAAACACGTAGCAGCGTGTAAGGATACCGGCCATACCACCTAGGGCCCCAGCACCGATACGTATTGGGTGCGACTTGCCTTCGTGCTTCATAAACCCAGAGGCGTGCAGCCGGGTCAACGCATCCTTCACGTCCACCTGTCTCTCAGAAAAGAACTTGCGGAACTCTGCTACGGGGATAACCAAGTCCTGCAAGTCTGGGTAGTATCGCAAGCGTAGCGGACCCGCAGGGGTAACGCTAGGTGCCTCAGGGGCACCGCTCTTAGTAACACTGTTGGCCACCAGCGCGTTACGCACGTTCTCATTAAGGAAGGTAGCTAGCGTCTCTTGTGCCACTTGGTCAGCGTCGCCGGATGTGGCGCGAATGTTAGCGCGGTTGGACTCGATAGCTTCAAGCAGGTACTTGTATATACGTGGGATATCGATGTTGTGCAGTCCAAGTTTCTGTGCAACGATAGCCCCAGTAATAGCACAAGCCCCTAGGCACGAGAAGAACCGGTCCGCCGCATTCAAGCTCAGGTCATTGTCAATCTGTGCCTGAATGCTTTTCAGCAGCGCAATAACCTTTTGCTTGTTCCGCAACACAAAATCAATGAACACAGGGCCTGCTACACCGTAGTTGTGCTCCAGCTTGCTGAACACTTCATCAATCTCTTCCTTGCTAGCTCCGGTATACCGAGGCACCGACAACTCCAAGATACGGTTCAGTTCACCGTTAGCCGTGGCCTTGATCTGCTGCAGCTTGTCTACCACGGATGAGTTACCAGACGACAAAGTAATGAGGCACCACATAACGTAGTTCATGCGCAAGGAGTTAGTCTGGGCTTCCATACGGTCGCGCCCTTTACCACTGGTGATGGCATAGGCTAACGCTGACAGCTCAAACGGTTTCTCGTTGGTGATCTCGTCCATTGTGTACACCATGTTCTGCATCATGCCCATCTTGTGCAGCTTGGCAGCCTGCGTATCGTCGGGTTTGTTAAGCAGTTTCTCGGGGTGCCCAAAGATGGAGTTGGCTACCATCTGCGCAGTTGACTTGCCTGAACCTGAGCCGTTGTGCTTTAGGTGCACCAGCGCACCCTTAACTGAGTTTCCCCCAATGAGCGCCAGCAAGGGAGAGCCGAACCCAAAGAACATGGCCAGTGCATGCGGCTCTAGACCCGGGCGGTTGTAGAAGTCAACAATGGAGGTCCACTCATGCAGCGTACCTGTGGGCTTAAAGTGCGTAGCCATTTGGCGTGTCGCGCTAGCGGGGGGTGCGAGCTTGGGGCCATTGGAGGTGTATTCCACCTCTCCAACTACAAACCCATCGCCCACTATTTCGCCGTCGACGTCGGTCTTTATCCAACCCATTTGGTTCCGGGTTTTGTTTGCGGCCACTTGACCTTGTAACCTGCGAATAGAAGATGCGAAATATGCCATGATTAAATCCAATGTTTTGCCGTAAGCAACAACCCCGTTCTTGATAAGAAGGTCCCGCAGTTTGTCCGTAGCAAACAGCGTAGATACCGGGGCAAAGAAACGGCGTATGCCGTCGTGTGGTAAATGCAGGTTAATACCCACCATCTCTCCGTCCCCACCACCATACTCGTCCCGGTCAAAGAACCGCTCCGTTATGTACAGGTCTTGGCGATAGATTTCAACTTCCGTTGGGTTGCCATTAGCATCGGCATCCCGCTTGAACACCCCACCCTTGATGCCCCGGAAGTAGGGAAAAGGGTATTCAGGAATCCGCATGACAACTGCGGGGGAAGTCTCGTCTTCGGGTTTCTCAATCAGGTACGCACCATCTACAGCCTTGGCTTCCTCCACGTACTTGCCAAGACTAATGGGGGATACCCCTTTGAAGGCGCAGCCTTTGCATAACTCACCGTTATTATCACGGTACCACTCGCAGGTATACGGGCCCTTAGTCTCTGCTGCTTTAGCTTCAGTTGCCTCCGGTGTGTAGCCGGGATGCCCTTTGGATAGGCGGTGAATTGCATCAGCCCCATCTTCGCAACGATGGGCAATAGATAGTGCACCTCTCCACAGAGGCTCCTCAAGGGTAGCTGCATTCGTTATGGCGTGGACAATCTGGGCACAGCCTTCACCCTTTTGGCTTTTGGCAACGAGGGTCGTAAACTTGGTCTTAGGATACTCACCGCCCGCGAGATCGGAGGTCACGGCATCCGTACCAAACGCTTTAGCTGCGGACAGGTCAACCGGCGCAGGAGGCAGCAGAGCTGCAAAGGCATCCAACGAAACCGCAACCCCGGTCCGCATAATCTGAACTGGGCGACTCTGACCATCTTTAAAGTTCGCCGTGCCGGGTACCCGCAGTATGCGTGCGGCGTCCGCTGTGCATGCTGGGTCCGCGTGCAGGTTGTGTTGTGTACACAACCGCTTAAGAGATTTGGCATGGCCTACCCACAAGTCCACTGGGACCTCTTCAGTGAGCGGCCAATATACGTGCAGCCCACCGCCAGAATTGACAACGGTAGGCATAGGGAGTTTAGTAGTGAGTACGAAGGCTTTTAAGGCTTGCGCAGCAGCGGATTGGTCGGCGTAGGGCTTGCCTGTGCCGCAGTCTAGGTCAATAAAGAAGGAGCGAAGAAACGCGGCATTCTCAGCCTTACGGCTAGAGCTATCGTTAAAAGTAGCAAGTGCGAAGTAGGCGTCTACCCCGGAGTTCACTAGGCCCGTGCCTACGGCATCAACATCATCAACCGTTGCATGAAAGGTCTGTTTGACAATCCCATTCCGAATACCCACCGTGCAATACGTACCCTGTGTGGGCAGTACTGAAGATAAAAAATCAGTCATATAGCTTCACGGTGTAGCTAAAAGAAAAGGGTGACAGGTACTCCCGCCACCCCACCGAATAAAGTCACTTAAGGGCGCGTAGCTTCTTAGTAACTTCTGGTATGAGCGCACGCTGCGGCTCCCGAGGTGCAGTAACTCCTGTTAACCAGTTGTATACAGTGGCCCGTGTCACACCAAGCATGTCAGCCACCATCGTGATGGGGACTTCGTGCTCAAGGCATGCTTGACTTAAGGCTCGCACGGCGGGATAAACCGCCTGCTGCACCGCGAGTATGCGCTGGATAAAAGAAGAGCTGTAGCCCCGGGTGCCAGTTAGCATTACTCGTCCACCGACCAGTCGTTGAGGATATCGGCTACGTTCTTAGCCACAGGTGCAGCGGGCGCTGTCTTAGCTGAACTACGCTTGACTGGCTCAACCGTCTCCACTGTTTCAGCCTTGGCTTTGCTGGCTTCCGAGAACTGAGGTGGGGGTGACGCGAATGCCGCAGGCAGAGCAACAGCGTTGGTGGCGTCTTTACCTACGGTCATCTTGAACTCAACCGCTTGCTTGGCGTCTTCTGACTCGCCTTGTACCTTAGCAGTTTCCCACTCAGGGCGGGTCAGTGGGCGTACAGCGCGGAACTTCATAACTGGCACGGCTTCGCTTGTATCAAAACGGGCTTCCGTAACCAGACCCGTGATGGGCAGGCCATGACCAGACAAGAATTTACCATACGCTTGCAGAGGCATCTTGTCACCCTCGGCACGACCGAAGTACGACTTAGCAGGAACCTGCAAGCGGTAGATATTGCCGCTGATGTCGTTCTCTAACGTCACAGCCAAACGCTTACTGTAGCGGCATGCGCGAGACTTGCCTTCACCCGAGCCCTCAATGTTTTGCTTGCAGGTAGCGCAGCTAGAGTTTTGCGGGTTTGCCACTTCTTGATTGGGCACAACACCTTCAGCAGACCAGCAGGAGGGCTTGATGGCTGCGCCTTCTTCGTACTTGCCTTCGTAGAACGTGCGAGACACGCCCTTGCTAGCAGCCACGATAACAAAGTTCATGGCGCGGTCTTCGTTTTTGGAGACCTCCTCACCGCCGACGATCATGCGCCACACGCCGCCCTTAATGGAGATTTGCTTGCCACCAGTGCTACCGGTAATGTCTTTGAGAGTTTGGTCATTGACATCACGCAGGAAGTCAGGGATAGCTGCGCCATTGGAGAAAAGAGTAATGTTACTCATAGGATTCCTATAGATTATTTAGAAGAACGACGGACAGTGATGGAGTACTTAGACTCCAGATTAACACCCTCAGGCATGAGATTCGGGTTTTCCTCAATGAACTGCTTGAAATTGCCTTGGGCAATTCGGCGCTCAAGAAGGTCAGGAACATCATGCTCTCGGATGAACTTGTACATACTGTCCCAGTCGCTGGTCCAGTAGCGGGTCTTAACAGACCGTGTGAATGAGCCTGCAGAGGTCTTGCCTCCGTCTTGACCCGTAACCTTACAGATATCAAGCAGCTTTTGCTCAATGGCATCAAGCTGATCGTCTAAATCCTTGATGGCGTCTTCCATCTCTTTTGTTTTTGTCGCCTTGGCGTCACGTATCTTGACGTACACCGAGACTAGCTTTTCAGCATCCATGTGTTTCTCCTGTTGACTTGCGTTGAATAGAAAAGGAGTGGGTACTCGCTGCACTAGGTTGACCCTTGAAATCAGGTGGCAACTAAGACCACGACGCCAGCATCCGCTTCCCCCACGTATCAGATTATACACTGTCTAAGTCAGTCGTCAAGGATTTGTTTGTACAAATCGACTAGACCTTGGTGCAGATCGATGTTGCTCTGCAACATGGTGTACATCCGGCGCTCCACAGGGCTGCCCTGCAGGTGCGTTACCGTTACGTGGTTGACTTGACCGGCCCGGTGAGCACGGGAGTTGGCTTGCAAATAAATCTCGGTGGATGATACCGGGCCCCACCACACAACTTGGTCTGCTTTAGTCAGGGTAATCCCGTGGGCAGTGGCTTGTGGACTCAACAAAAGTATGCGGGGGTCGTCCTCAGTCTGAAACCGTTTGATGATTTCTGCACGCTGGCTGGGTGGCATGCCACCTTGGATGGCCTCAACGCTGTAACCGTCCTTGGTCAAGTGGTCACGCAGCATGTCCAGTGTGTGCCGGTAAGGCACAAAGATAAGTACTTTGTTGTCAGTGCTCTCGATCACCTCCATGAGCGCAGCGACTCGGTTACTAACATCGAACTCCACCACGCTGCCATCATCCGTATAGACCGCACCTTGGGATACCTGCAGAAGCTTGTTGAGCATGGCTGCTGCGTTGACTGCGGTGATCTCGGACCCTGCGGCTACTGCCATCATCTGCTTGCGCAGCATCTCGTAATATTTCATCTGCTGCGAAGTAAGTGGTACGTCCCGTGAGGAGTACAGCAGGTCAGGTAAGTCAAGGCACTCAGCTTTGGTAAATCGTATTGCTGGCTGCAGAATGTTATACACCGTTTGCTGTGCATCTTGCTTGGGCACCCATTTGTACTGGGTAAGCTTAAACATCACCTTGTCGCGGAACGCCCCAAAGAACTTAGGCACCGTATCTGGGGCCACCAGTTTGGCCAATCCATACGCATCTAACGGAGACTGTGATGCAGGTGTACCCGTCATGAGCCACAGCCGTGTGTTGGGTTTGAGTAGCGCGGCGAGGTACTTCCACCGATCTGTAGCTACGTTCTTCACTGCATTGGCTTCATCTACGATGATGAGGTCAAACCCCCCGTTTATAAGTTCTTCGCTAACAACCTTTACGCCATCGAAGTTGATGATGACGAACTCGTAGCCCTTAGCAATAATGTCTTGCCGCTGTGTGCGTGACCCTTGCGCGATGGCCACTGTGCGGTGCATCACCGTCTTAAATAAGTCCGAGCGCCATGCAGTCTCCATGATGGACACGGGGCACACCACCAGCACCCGCTTGACTTTGCCTTGAGTCATGAGGTAGTCCGCAGCCCAAGCTGCTGCGCCTGTCTTACCTGTACCCGCCTCATTAAACACAAAGCACCGGGGATGTAGGGTTAGGAATTCTGCAGTGGTTCGCTGGTGGTCAAACGGGGTGAACATACCCGGCCAACCGTAGCGCCCCAAAATGGGGCTAGGTACATCTTTAATACCTAGGTTGCGTAGGAGTTGCACTTCGTCAAAATCCCAATGCACCAACACTTTATCTACGCCATCACGGGACTCAAGTATTTTGCTTTTTGGGATGAGTGAGGTGATCTGCGTAGCTTTGCGCGTGTTAAATAAAAGAGCTTTATCGTCAATGATTTGCATAAGAATAGAAAGTTAGAAAATAAAAGTTAGAACATGAAAAATAGCCGGGTAGCTAAACTACCCGGCAAAACCCCACTCAGGAGAACACATGATGCCAACTGCTTGGCACGGAAATCTTACACTACTTTTTTGACTCGCGTTTGGAAGTCTGTGACTTCAGCGCACCGGTTTTGGTACGGGCAAAGCTGCGGTTAGCGGACGCAGGAACTGCGCGAAGGTTACTCTTGCTGGTCGACGAGCCGCCCTTGCTTAGCGGTTTTACATGGTCGATCTCAACGTCATGGGGTAGGTCACCATGCGCTTTTTCGTACTGCCGACGGGCCCGGTTACGAGCCACACGATTGCGTACTTGCTCAGGGGAGTCTTCGTACTGCGCTTCTTTTTTGTAGTCTCTAGGTTTAGCCACGATGGTACTCACATGAAGATACAGGGCAGAACTTACATAGCGCAGAACTGCGGGGGTTCCATACCCCTACGTCTACAGCCTTTTCAATCGCATCAGCCCTGCCAGCCCATTTAGACAGGATTGTGGGGAGGTCGGCACGTTTGAACTCCGCTTTGATTACATCACTGACAACCACGAACAGCAAGACTCCCTTAACGGTGTGCACCTTTGGGTGGTGCGCCATAACCATGGCAGCCATAAGCTCAAGCTGCGCTGTGTCTGCATACCGACTGGACTTGCCGGTTTTGTAGTCGGCTACCCGAGCAATACCTCTCTCGTGGTTGATGGCAAGGTAGTCCGGTATTCCCCGCATCCATACATCTTTGTCAAAAAACTCACACGGCGTAAAGTCAGCTCGGAGGGCCATGCGTTCTTCGCATCGTATATCGCCTTCGGCTCGGGCAAGGGGTTCAACAAAGGGCTGGAATTGCTTATATATTTCTGGGAGAGGGGTGCGGTCGCGTACATAGTCTTCAAAAGCTTTGTGTACGGCTGTGCCGTACAGCGTAGCCTCGGTATCTGCTGATTTGAACTTCTTGAGGATGCGAACCTCATGGTACCTACGGGGGCACCCCTCAAAGTCGCGTATTGAGGAATAAGAGTGAGCTAAAGCCATAAGTTTCCTGCGGGGTGGTAGGTTTGTTTAGCTTGTAAGTATGCCTCATGTGCAGCTTGTTCGGTATTAAAGTATCCTAGGTGGTGTCGCACCCCCGCAACTTTAATGGCCGCAATATACTGCCGCTTGTGCTTGTGCCAGCTAGTTCCTAACAGTTTGCCGCAGCGAATCGCTGACTGATTTTGCCCATTCAAAGCGTGTGTTGACTCTCGTAGATTTACAAATCTGTTGTCCAAGGGGTCACGATTTATGTGGTCTAGCATGCTTACGGGCCATGACCCCGTTTCAAATAACCAAACTAGTCGATGTACAAATAGTTGCTTTCCTGCGATGCCTATCTGGGCTCTACCCAACGCGTTAACTCTACCAGCACGTAACCCCACGCGGGCCTTTGGGTGTTTGTGGTTCACTAACCAATAGAACGCCCCCTCTTCAGGGGCGTACCGTAAAAGCGCTTGTAGTTCAGATAGTGTAGGCATGCCCCGTAGTATAAAGGATTTTCGCCTGTCAGTTAACAGTCTCCATAGCTAGCCCCCATACCAGACTCACAAGCCAGTGGCAAGTCCTGTGCCCACGAGGGACGCCAGCGCATGTTCTCCTCAACAAAAGCCCGGGCCGTGTCTGCCTCCTCCACCTTGGCCACGATAGCGATGGCGTCATGCACGGTCAGTACCACTTTGTAACGCTTGGAGATACGCAACATCTGTTCGGCAATGATGCACCGGGCAACCGCTTGGCAGAAGTTCTCCACGCAGTTATGAACTACGAAAGGCCCCGCATCACCGAGAACCATGAAGCGCGTTCGGGGTCCGGCGTTGAGGAGGTCATAGACAGGCTCCGCCGCGCATACTTTTGTATATCGGCTGCCCCACGAGTCACGAGGATTCCGCATACACATCGAAACTCCCACAGAGAACGTCGCCCATTCGCCCCCGCGTACTGCACTGCCGTCAGGCATCC